GCATGGTCGCCTGTGCCGTGGTCATTGACGCCTGAGCGGCAATCATCTTGGCAGGGTCAGCCGGTTGCGGCTGCGGAGGCGGTGCATTCGGGTTCAGGTACGCTTGGAAGCGGTTGAAGCCCTTCAGCTTGGCAATGTCCTTCAGCATCTCGTAGCGCTGCGGCGGGCCGAACATGTGGGCGATTGCCGGGTCCTGTGCCATGCCGTGATAGCCTTGCATCAGCTCACCGGCCGCCATGTCCTTCTCGCCGTAGCCGAGGTGCTGGCTAACGGTGCAAGTCTTGCGGTCGGACCACTGGGTCACGTCGCACTGAAGCGGCGCGCCGCCAACCTCGATGAACTCGGGTTGCTTGACGTGGAGGATAGCTAGCCGGATGACTTCGACCATCAGGGGCACGAGGAAGTGGTCCGCGAAGTTGCGGGCCATGATCTTCGCGCGCTGACCGGACGCCTTCATCATGTTGTCCACCAGACCCTGAGAGTTCTGGGTGCTGATGGCATCCTTGTTCAGCCCCTGCGAGAGAGCGCTGATGCCGGTGGACTTCTCGTTCGCGGCGTCCAGAAGATTGAGCGTCTGGTAGATGTACGGGTTGAGCGGAGCCTGCGGGAGGGCAGCAACACTGTCCGCACGACGAACGTTGACGATACCGCCGAGGCGGTTATCGAGCAGCTCGCGCGGGTTAGCTAGACCACCGTTGACCACCGCGTACCTGGGGTTGGTAGTGATAGCCGTGTGGTCCAAGATGCCGCGCATAAGCACGGTCTTGGCGTTCTGTACGGGCACCACGCGGTCAGCGAAGTTGTCACCGTAGAACACGCCGGGGACCGGCAGCGGCACGTAGGCGATGAAGGGGGCCTTATCGACCTCCTGCGGCTCACCGAGCATCTTGTTGCCAGCGTGGCAAATCTTGTAGAGCCGAACGCCCTTCTTCGAGTCAATCTTCATCCTGACGTAGCTCTCGTAGTACACGAGGTAGTCCATGTCAGTCTGGATGGCGCTGTCGTAGGTCTCGGCAGCCTTAGTCTGGGAGGTCCTAGCTAAGACTTCCGGGGAGAACAGAAGCTCCTTGGCGTCGTCAGTCGGCAGGCTGTCAACAAGCTTCTTGTCAAAGCCCATGTCGATCAGGTCCGCACGGGTCTTAGGTGTGCGGTGAGCGACGTAGGATGCCGTATGGACATTGCGGGCCATAGGGTCGATCAGGAACTCCTCAGGCATGAGGACGTCGATATCAACCTTGCTGCAATCCTTCTTGCGAACAAGCGTGCCGCTGTACATGCCAGTGGCTGGGTCCTGCGTGCCGTCGAACTCCTCAACATCTTCCTGTGCGGCGATGCCTTGGGCCGTCAGCTCGTCAATGCCTTCGAACTTCTCTTCTGTGTACTCGTGGTTTTCTTCCCAGTAGACCTTAGCTACGCCTGCGCGTGCCGTGAGGCCGTTGTAGATTACGTCCGAGAAGATTTGGTAGCCGTCGTTCTTGCGGAAGATGCAGTAGGATGCGTACTCGGTCGCAACCAAGCAGTCCTGCACGTTCATCTGGCTGTCGGGATCAAACTTAGCGATGTGATCCCCAGCCGCGAAGACCTCCAGAAGCTGCGACTGCTGCATACGAACGCTGTCGTAGACGTCAGGTGATACGAAGCTTGAAGAGCCTTCGGAGTTGCGGCGGGGCCATTCGCCATTGAGATAGCGGGAAACGCGTTCTAGTTCGGTACTGCGCTTCTGTTGGACCCAACCAACTGCGTCTTTCGATTTACTCAGGACGCGGGCTAGAATTTCGTCGTCAGTCAAATGGCCTTTAGCCATGCGCCCTCAATTAGATTAAATAGCTTGTGTGTAAAAATCGTCGGTGACGGTGACGGGCTCCCAGCGGCCATCACTGGCGTAGGCAGCTAGCGCGAGGCTCATAACGCAGTCGTCGTGCGCTCCGCCTTCGGCTTCCATCTTGCCGCTCTCTGTCACCACAAAGGTGAGCATCTCTTCGAGCGTCTGGGTGTCGTTGATTTCGATTTCGCGAGTACGGTCAAAAGCCCGTAGCTTGTCGATCATCAGCGGCTTGGTCTTCTCGCTCGTGAACACGCCGATGTTGAGCGTCTCACGGTCGGGCTCGATGGAGCCCTCTGTCACGTCGAGGTACAGGTTGGGATATTGCTTGTCCCTCAGCTCGACACATGTGACGAGGCCGTGGTTGTTGCGTTCAGGTACTAATAGCGCTTCGTTGTAATAGTACCCAAGTGCGACTAATATCTCAGCAAACACGTCGGGATGTACTGTGCCACGCCATACGGCGACTTGCCGCAGCTGGCTATCCAGTACCTGGGCCACGCTGGGATCGCTTGGGCGGCCCTTAACGCCGCTGCGCAGTCCCATGCCAATGTCAGCGCCAATAACGTAAGTTTCTTTGGCGTCACGCTCCTTGTAGACCTTCAGCTCACCACGGGGGTGATCCCGCAGTTTACGTAGCGGTAGTTGCTTTCCGGTCTTGTGGTCATAGACTTCCTCAACCGCCATCTGTTTGATGGGTGTCTTCGGGGTCTTGAGGCGCTCAATGATGTAGTCGGGGTTGAAGATGGGGCGGCCGGTCGAGATGAATGCTTCCTCGGGGGTCAGCGGATACTCCTGCTTGAACAGGTCCGCGCCGTTGGTCGCTATCTTTCGCCTGCGCCACCAGAGCTGCGCGTAATCGACGTCGATGTCGTAGAGCTGCTTAGCTGTAGCTACGACTGTCTCTTCGTCGGGAGTCGGCACGAAGTTCGCCGGTACAGTTTCGTCACGGTACTCGGCACTCTCACACCACGCGCTGAAAAATAGCTCGTAGCCGCTCGCGCCGCTCTTAGCTACTTTGTACTGCTCGTAGAATACACCGGTCATGCCGTTAGCTGTGCTCTCAAGGAACGCAGCGGTGCCGGGGTTGTCGGGCACAGCCTGAATGAGGCCGTTGAAGTTGTTCTGCGCGAAGGTATCCGGCCAGAAGGCCACCTCGGACAGATGCACCACGTTGAGCATTTCGCCCCGGGCCACGCCCTTACCGCCTGCCGTAGCGATGCGGAGAGCGCTGTCCAGCTCCGAGAACACCAGCTCCGATTTCGAAGAGTATTTGGTGGTGGGTTGGACAACCTTGGGGACGTTGGAGTGAATGCGGTGGTACATGTCGAAGAGCGTAGAGGTACTCTCGGCAACGTGGGCCATCACGAGGCCCTTCTGGGCCTTTCGCTGGCTAGTCCACCAGTATTGCCACGCAGAGATGACGGTGCTCAGTCCTTGCTGTCGGGCCTTGACGACCACGAAGCGAACCTTGCCAGTCTTCACTAGCTGGGCAGTGATGCGCTCAACGAAGCGCTGCTGCACTCGATTGAGGATCAGCGGCGCGATGGTGCCGTCTTTGGTTCTGATCTTTACGCAGTTCCTACAGTAGAAGGCGAAGTCGTCACGGAGGCGCTTGCGCGTCTCAATCTGCTTAGGCGTCATCTTCTTCTTCCACGGGTGCCCTGACCTCAGCGATCAGGTCGAGGAAGTCCTCAGCCTTCTCCACCTTGAGCCGCGATACGGCTTCCGGCTTCGTCTTGGTGTAGGTGAGCACGGTGTTAATAGCTTTGAGTTTGTCGGGGATTGCAGTTGGGCCTACAGCGATCAGGAAGGCTTCGCGTAGCATAACTACGGCCTTCTCTTCGTCGCTCTCCGGTATCACCATTGCGGTGTGTGGGATGATGTTCGGCCTATCAACGACGGTCACGTCCATGTCGGATGGTGCTTGGTCTGTCTTTTTCATGTAATCCAAATACTGGTCGGCAAGGTTATGCGCGGCCCGCCAAAGCGGGATGGCGTCGGCCTTACCTTTTCCTCGCGGGATGCCCCAGCTAGCCGTGCTCCAAGGATCTTCCTTGCGCATCTGCTTTAGCTTGGCATCCCGCTCTTTCATTTTCTGACGGTGTTCGGGCGTGTCCCAAAGGTCTTTGGAGAACTGTCTGCCTTTGCCGTTCCATGTGTGTCGCTTATCCGCCATTGATCCTCGATACCATCATGGCCGCAGCGGGAAGGCCGCCTTGGGTGATAGCCCGATCAATGGCTGCCTTGTTCGCCGCCTTAGCTGCGCGGTTGGCAGCTACGATGCGTGCGTTAGCCGGGGCCTTGGAGAGGAGCTGCTCTTGCACCTTCTGCGCCGCCTTGAGCGTGCGGGCGTTGGCCGCCATGCGCAGCGCTTGGCCGGGGAGGGCACCTAGCATTGTGCCTGCGACCAAACCGGGGAGACCGCCTTCTTGGTAGCCAGCTGCGCCGCCTGCGCCACTGGAGATGCCGTGGCCGATGACAGTCGATGCGATGCCGCCGCCACCACCAAGCATGTTGCTGCCGTGTCGGAGCACGTTGGTAAGGGTGTCGCCTTTGTTGACCTGTGACACAGCGTCAATCACGTCATCGCCGTAGCCCATGCCTCGGAGCTTAGCTGCGTCATTCTTGAGCAGCGGCTTGAACGTCTGTCGAATGCGGTTGCCGAGGTTCATTGCCGAGTTCGCGGCGTTGTTGTCGGTGATGGCATTGCCGATCAGGTCCTCAACCTTCTTCGCGTTCGATGCGGCACCCCAGTTGGCGTTAGCCTCACGGAGGGACCTTACGGCGTCGATGGGGTTGCCCCGGGTGACGTCTGCGGACGGAATGTTGTCGAGGTATTGGTCGAGCACGCGCTTAGCTGCACCGGCCGCAGTGGCCTGTTCAGTTGGCTTGAAGTCGCGCGTCTCTCTGCCGAGGGTCCCGAGTGTCTTGCGGAAGCTGTGTAGGTCCTCGATGCTGACAGGGAGCGGCGGTGGGCCGCCTGCTGCCCGGGGCGCGTTGGCGGCCGCCAGCGTATCAATGGCTTCGTGTACCTGCGGGGCCTGCGCTGGCGCGAAGCGCGAGCGGGAGCCGTTCATCGCAGCTTGCATATCGCCAGCTACGTTCTGTACCGCCTGTGGGGCAATAGTGGTGTCACGGAGCAGAGGGTCTGCGTAGCCTGCGTTGGCCTCAGCCTTTACGGTCGCAGCGTCCTTGAGGGGCTGTATGGCCCTTCGGGCGCGTAGGGCCATAGCCAGCGGCACGCCGATGCCTGCTCCGATAGAAGCTACACCTTCGGCAAGGTGGCTGCCGGTGAGGTCGTATGCGCCTTGGCCCGCGACAGCGGACGCAACCGTAGCAGGGATGCCCATGCCGGTCGCGAGACCGGGGCCCGCGTTCTTAGCTACGGCCTGCGTGTATCGTCCAGGTGCGGATTGCGCTTGGTAGTTAGGATCAACCAGCGACCTGTCATTCTTGCTCGCGTCATCGAGGATGGCCTGCGATGTTGGCAGGTGGTCGTAGATGAACTTCGCGCCGGGGATGGCTTTCACGCGGTCAACAACGGCCTGCGGGGCGATTGCGTGCGCAAGAGTGGCCATGTCTCCGGGGAAGCCAACAGCTGTCGCGGTGCCTTGTGCAAGGCCTGAGGCCGCGCTCTTGGCAACGTCGGAGCCGAGGCTCTCTTGGGGAGCTGCGGGGGCAGACGGGCCCCCGAGCTGCTTCTGTAGCATCTGGAAAGCCTGTTCTTGAGTGGCCCCTTCCGGTCCCTCAATCGAATGGGTTTTACCATCCGGGCCTTTGAACTCAAAAATAGGCATGTGTTATTTACTTCCTAGATAGGACCAGCCGTCAGGCATAGCTGCGGCGGGAGCTGCGGTGTTCTTCTGGGTGGTGTCCTTGATCGCCGGGCCGTTCCGCAATTCAAGCAGCTTCTTCTTAGCCAGCTCTAGTTTCTCTGCCTGCTTCTGCAGGCGAGGATTTTGCGAGATGTAATCTTCGCCCATCGTGTCTTTCACGCGGTCGAGAGTTGCTTGGCGCTTATTGATCGCATCGCTTAATTCAGCTTCGAGGGCAGCCGCCTGAGTGGCAGGGGCCCCGCGAGGCTGGTTGATTAAGTCCACACGCCGCTGTCGTTCTTCCTGTCCACCGGGCGCACCAGCAAGTTGCTTGGTGACTTCGCCCGAGAAGTTCATGGAGTGCGTTGCGATGGATTTCAGCACTTGGTCCCGCTCACTGCCGGATGGCGTCATAGCGTTCTTAGCTGCGTTCACCACCGATCCACCGTAACCGCCCGTGTTGTGCAGTTTGATGTAATCGTCGGCCAAGTCAGTCACATGGTCGATCATGGCCGCGCTACTATCTAGCTGGCCGCCTGCGCTGCCCGGTGTGGACTTAGCTAGGTCTCTAACCATCGCCTGCCGAGCGCCATACTTGGACATGTCGATGCCAATAGCGTTAGCCGCATCGACCAGCTTTCCAACCTTGGGATTGCGCATGGAGTACTGCGAGGGCTGGATGCCGGTACCGGCCTTCCAAGCGTCAATCTGCTTCTTCTCGTCAGACGTGAGGCTGTCGTAGCGGTCCTGCCCCGTGAGGTTCGGATCGCCACCGATCGGAGTAGCATTAGCCGCAGCGTTGACGCCGCCGACAGGCTTGTACTCGCCAGTGGTGGCGTTGTACGAGCCAAGGAGCGTCGGGTTGCCCGAGTCATCCTTGCCCATGATCGGCTTGAAGCTTTCCTTCTGGCCGTCAGGGATGGCGATGCTGTCTACCGCGCTCGTCTTCTTGTTGATGCGGAGCAGCTGGCCGTTGGGGCCCATCTGGTACTGGAAGTTGCCAGTGTTCTGCGCGTCTATGCCTTGAGCAATGGCGCGGAGGTTAGCCCCCTGCGACGGATTGCTGATGCCAGCTATAGCTGCGCCAACGTTAGCCAGCGTGGAGCCGATGGTGTGCAGCTTGTTGGGCTGCTCGCCTTGGAACAGGACACCGGAGTCGGCCGCCTGTTGCGCCTGCGGATTAGACAGTGCGCCGCCGCCTTGGCCCGCAGCTGCGAAGCCGAGGGCACCTGCAGGCAGGTCCTGTGGATTGGTGCCCGCAGCACTGTTGATAGCAGATAGCGCGCCGCCGTCTTGGCCGAGCGCCTTGTTGAACTTCTGGATGTACTGCGGGACGGTGTTGTAACCGTCGCTGGAGTTGCCCGCCTGCGCCATAGGGCGACCGGAGAACCACATGGAAGCTGCGTCCTGCGGGTTGCCGTGCTTCTGCAGGTATCCGCCGAACTCGCCGTTGAACACGGCGTCTTGTGCCTGTTTGTTCTGCAGGAACTGTTCGGGCGTCAGGGACTGCCCGTAGTGCTTCTGGGTCCAGCTGGGGATGTTGTTGCCCATGACCTGATACGCACCGTAAGCACGGTCGCCACTCCGGGTCGCGGGCCCGAGGGACCCGTAGTTGCCAGAGCTTTCGATACTGCGGATGGCTGCCGCGTAGTTGAGGAGGTCGTCTGGGTTCATTGCGTTCTCTTAGCCGAAAGGTTTCCAGCCCATGCCACCGAGGCCTGAGGCCAGCGAGCCAGCGCCGCCGAGCAGACCGCCGATGATGCCGAGGGCACCCGGGTCGTTCTGAGAGGTGGTGGTGCCGCTGCTGTTGCTGCCGTATAGCTGCGAGCCAACGAGCTTCATGTAGGGCATGAGGGCAGCGTAGGGGTCGTTGATGCCAGCCTGATACTGCTGGTTCTGGTTGGTGAGGTTCGCCTGCTGTGCAGCCGTGAGGCCTTGACCGGCGTTGGAGCCGATGCCGAACAGCGCGCCTTGGCCGTTGATCGAGCCGCCAACAGCGCCCGTACCTGCATAGAGGGACGAGTTGCCAGCGTTGGCCGCCTGCGCGGCTGCAGTGAGTGCTGCCGTGTTGTTGGAGTTGGCGTTGCTGCTGGCGAGCTGCAGGCCTTGCCCGAAGGCTTGGCCGGTCATGGAGTTCTCAAGGTTAGCTGACTGCTCCGCGAGGCCGCGCTGTACGAGACCTTCGGCGATGCCGCGCCGCGAGCTGTCAGAGTTGCCACTGAGGGCAGCACCCTGCGCGATACCTGGCATCGTCACGTCACGCGCCGTCTCCGTCGCACCCTGCATGGCCGCTTTGACCTGAGCCGGGATGTTCTGGCCAGCTACGTACTGGTTTGCGTTGGCGATCAGCGCCGAGGGGTTGTTCTGTGTGGTGGGGTCGTAGCCAAGCAGCTTGCTAAGCGCAGCCGAAGATGCGTTCGCACCACTCGTGGCCGCAGTGTTACCTGCTTGGTTCAGGGCACCAGTGTTGTTGTTGTTGGCGTAGCCCAGCATGTTGTTGAACTGGCCAATGAGGGCCGGGTCGAACTGTGCCGTGTAATCTTTCGGCGCGCCGGTAGCTGCCGCAGCCTGAGACTGCGTAAGAGCATGACCGGCCGCGTCAAAGCCCGTCTGCAGCGCTGCTGCCTGCGGGGCCCACGGAGTCGTGGACTTGTTTTCTGTTTGGGTCTGTTGGCTTCCCATAGTGTATCCAAATAGGCCTCATGTCCCCGTCGTTGCACGGAGCCGCGTCAATGAGCGGAACGAAGCCGAAGCTAGTAATAAATTTTTCCCACTTAGCGTCATGGACCTGTGGGGAAGCGAAGATGGGATCGGTCACTACCGTCCGAAATGTCTGCCAGTTTTTCTGACACTCTTTGAAAATGTGAGGCGTCCACCGCGCCAAGCGGGCGTGGAGGAACAACATGGTCGCCCCGTCGCAGGGACGCCTCAACTCTTCTAGCTCACACAAGACGTAATCGTTTTCGAATACCTTGTGGTAAGCAACGTGCTCAAAGTCCGCCAGCGACAAGGCGGGCCTCGATGGTTCTGATAGCCGCGTTCAACGTGGACAGGGCGTTAGAGATAGCCGCCAACTCTTGTTGTAAGTAGAGTTGGTTGTTGCCGAGCGTCGGTTGCGGACGTGGGAGGTAGGTGACAAGTTTAGCTGGGGTGGCGGGCATGTTAGCGTCGTCCTGTGGTCTTGATGTCGAGGTCGAAGCCAGTCAGCGTGAAGCTGTGCCAGTCTTCCCAAAGGACCTTGATAGCTAGCCAGCGGCCAGCCGAGTTCACATCGAGCTTGTACTTCGTCACACCGTCATAGGGCTGATAAGGTCCCCAGACCGGGTTGAGGTCGTTGGGGTTATCCGAGGCACCGACAGCTACCTGAAGGTACTTGCCGCCCGACGTGTCAACGCGGGCCTGCGGATACACAGTGCTGATGTTCTTGTAGTCCCGTAGGTGGGCATCAAGTTCATCGAGGTCCAAGCCAACACGCTCAAAGCGCACAGGGGCTGTGGCATTGACGTCAACTGGATACGGCGCGACAGAGCCGGGGCCCTCTAGGTCGAAGGCGTACAAGGAGGAGACGAGGCCGTGTGCTGTGTTGGAGTCACCAACAGCCACAACGATACGCTTGCCGCCGTCTTCCTGATCCTGATACGTACCGCCCATCGTGTCGTAGGTAGAGGTGGCGGTGGCGTAGGTCAGAATGTTGGAGACAGGGCCGTTATCGGTGTTGAAGATGGACGGGAGGTCGTCAAACGTCCACGTCTGCGTGGTCATGTTGTAGACCGCCTGCCGATTGCACCCGTTGACGCCAGTGAAATTCACTAGCGGGTCGCCCGACACATAGCCGAAGTAGATTTCGTTGAGCCGCGGATTGTACTGGACCCAGCATCTGTTCGCCTGTGCTTGGTTCAGCGAACCGAAGATGAAGTCACGGACCTCTGTGTCACACAGGCTCTCTTCCGAGATGCCATCGTGCATCCAAATGTCATCAATACCGAACACGTAGTTCTTGCCGTCCAGCTCGATTGAACAGTTGGTGTTGATCGAGCCCTTGGCGTAGCTGAGCTTGGTGTAGCTAAACACGAAGGTCGAGCCGTCTGCGTGCATCCGGTATGCTTCACGCTGGCCGTAGATGATCAGGTCCTGACCAAGCTGGCAGGCGTCCATGATCTGGCCGTCCATAGCTTGCAGGATGTTCTCGGTAGCTAGCGTGGCTGGGACCGTGTGGTCCCATGAGGCCGGGATGCTGTCCGCCGAGACAATCGAGGAGGTCTTGACCATTGTCGGGAAGGTGGCAGCGCCCTTCGTGATGTTGAGGGCCACAATGGCACCGCCACACTGCGAGATGATCTTCGCGCGCCAAGTGGGGTCCCACCTGTTCGGCGCTGTGCCAGTGGAGCTGAGGTCTACGAACTTGGACCCTGTGGGCAATAGGTACCACGGGGGCCGATCAGCGCGGTTCACGTACACCACGTTGCCGATGGTGTAGCTGGTCCAGTTGTTTTCGGTGCTGGACGCGACGTAGCCAGCTGGGCTGTAGTTCGTCTCAATGCCGTTGCTGTAGTAGTAGACGTTACCGGACAGATAGCCGATGAACATCTCGTTGTTGGTGTTACCGATGCCCGCCGTGAACGAGTACCGGGGGTTGGCCTCAGCTAGGGGAGACTTGACGGTGCGGTAGACAGGCGCGGGGGTAATCTTGTTGTTTCTGAACCTGACGTTCACCCCGCTGGACCAAGTGCCTACAGGGAGAGCGTAGGGGTCTTGGTCCGCGATGATACCTTGGGCTCCAAGGTTCCTCAGACGGACTATAGGCATTACTTCTGGGTCTTTTGGGGGAGGGGGAGGTTACTGGGGCATCACAGGGACGCCATTGGGATCGACAGTGCCGTCCCAATTCCACCAAGGCCTTGCATTGCAGTAGGTCTGGTAGATTGCCCGCACGATTTCCTGCGGGAACGTGATGATGATCATCACACGCCGCATCCACTTCCACTTGTACGTGAAGACGTGGGGCAGCTCGATAAGCTTTAAGAACTTGATCATAATGCTCTGATGCAAAATAGGACTGATGCGGACAGCGGACGCGCCTCTGCGCCATCGGCGCTACCGTTAGAAGACGTGAAGTTGTACGCGTGCGTATGGTTCTGCTGTTGACCACCGCTCGTAACGTTGAAGGCGTGCTGATGTCGCGCGCTAGCGCCGTTGCTGGTAAAGGTGGTCGTGGCGCTTGCAACAGCGCCGAAGGCTCCACCGCCACCGCCGTTGTTGTTGAACGGTCCAGACAATGACACGAGGCCATCTGTGGCGTGCGTATGGTCTGGGCTGTCGTTACCGGTCGTGCCAGTCACATTGTGCGTATGCGTGGCGCTCTCGATGCCAGTGTTGCCAGAGCCGGTGTGCGTGTGCGTCTTGTTCTGGTCGGCCTGCAGAGT